AGAAACGCCGGTTGCTCCAGTTGCACCGTTTGTTCCAGAAACGCCGGTTGCCCCAATACCACCAGCTAAGCCTGTAGCCCCAGTTGCACCCATAGAGCCAGCACCCCCAACAGGAGGCCCCCATATAGGTTTGCCTTGTTCGTTTATACTATAAATATATCCGCTTCTTACATTAGTCATATTACATCACGCTATTAGTTTAATAAAACTTATTCATACTTTATAATATAAAAAAAACGGGGCTTTTACACCCCGTTAGTTTTTTAACTTTTAACGCTTTTGATACTATTTACTAGTAGCTAGCAGCGATAAGTCTACGGTTATCAAGAACGCCGAATCCAAGTTCAGCCCATCCGTAATAGCCTTGTCTTTGGTGACGGTGAAGAGTTTCGTCTTCAAAGATTTCAACCTCTCTCTTCATAGGCATGATAAAGCTGTCGTTAGCAGATTGATCTAGACCAATGATAAGCTCAACGTCATTTGTTGCCAAGCTGCCGCCAAGATCGCTGATGAAGTAATCTTGGTACTCTTGGCCATCGCCAAACTCGAACAAGTCGTGTAGACTAACGCCCATGATTCTAGTCAAAGGAGCGCCGTTGTCTGCGGCTTGGTAAACTTCTCTACGAGAAGTATCATCTAGCTGGTCGATACCCCAGTTTCTAACGTCTTCGATGCCTTCTGGAGACATATAGGCGTCTGTTAGTCTGCCCTTGGCTGTAACGCTGTTACCACCACCATTTCTACGCATAGTGATCTTCATAAGAGATAGCAATCTCTTTGTGAATTGACCATCAGCAGCATCTGCGTCATAAACAAGGATGTTTCTGTCAACAGCAGCCGCTAGAAGAGTGTGCCATCCGTCATCATTAATTTTCTTAACGAAGGACGCTTCTAGAACTTCTGTAGCTCTTCCAAGAACATTCCAGTTTGCTTCTCTAGCATATTTTAGTAGGAAGTCAATAGAGCTAGTGATTCCGTATGTGTGGATCATAACGTAATCGCTTTCTACGGACTTCTCTGGAATACGACCGTGACCAGGATTGGTAAAGGCCACATGCTCTAGCTCGGTTCCCGGAGCTAGTAGGTCAAGAGGAAACTCTGGAGATGCTCCCGGTTCCATAGGCATAGCCTCATAAATTCCGGTAACAACATCACCAAACTGAATGCCTTCACGAAGCGGTGTCTCGATAGCTTTAGCAATTTCTCTTTGAGCAGCTATAGCGACAGGCTTATCTGACGCTCCAGACTTTCTAAGAAGTTCTAAAAACTCGTCTGAAGGACGTTTTCTTTTAGCCATATTAAAATTCTCCTTTGATTATTTATTGATTATTGTTTGCGTGTTACAGGTAGATTGATTTCAACCTTTGCATAACCGTCTTGGTCAGGACTGCTCATCCAAGTACCGATAGCTGGTTGCGTTCCTTGTCCAACAAGGTCTGTTTTCGACATGTTTCCACTGTGGGCAACATATACAGGATCTCCTGCGGCTGGCGCAGTTCCTTGAATTTTGTTGGTAACAACGTAACCTTTGCGAAGAAGGGTAACTTTGCCGCCCTTTTGAACTTCGTTTTTGTACTGGTTTAAATGCTGACGAGTAAGGTCAATATTTACCATATCGTTCAAAAGAATACCAACTGGAGTTTTTCCAGAACCAGTTGATGCATATGTAACTAAAGCAGCGCTTTGATCCATAGCCGCACCAGAACCCCCAGTGCTGAAAGAAGCAACCCCGCCACGCTCAGCAACTTCGTTCATGAAGAAGCTGATATCAGTTTGAAATTCAAATCTATCAGGTTTTAAAGCCATTATAATTCTCCTTGGTTATTAAATTTAGTTAGTTTTTTTTGTTGTGTTAAGGAAAGAAGCAAACCATGTGCTGGCAGTTGCTCGTAGCTGCTCAGATTCTTCTTCATCGGAAGCGTCTTCGTTCAGGCTAGCAAGAGTAGATTCAACAGAGTCTTGTTGCGGCTGTGCGGCATCTAGAGTATCCTTTGCTACGCTTTCAGAGTCTGAATCTTCCGTAGAAGCTTCTTCTTTGTATTGCTCCATTTTCTTAGCTTTTTTCTTCATAAGAGCTACAACATGGTCAAAAGCTTCGTCGGCCATTGAATCAAAAGAAGCTAGAGTAGCATCTAGATCTGTTTCTTCTACGCCAGCTTCTGTTAAAGAAGCCTTTCTTTTTTCCATCTTGGATTTTTTCTTCATTTCCATGAATTGATCTTCCATATCTTTCTTGGCCTGAGCCAATTGCTCTAGTGAAGACTTAACTTCTGCAAGAGTAGATTGAAGATCTTTTATTTGTTCTTGATAAGATGCTATTGTTTGATCTTTTTCAACCAGCATCGACTCGAATGCAACAATTTTAGCTTTTGCATCTTCTTGTTCTTTTTTCATTTTTTCATTCATAACTTTTGCTTCTGCAAGCTCAGCTTGTAGCTGATCGTCTGCCTTTGCCTGAACTGACATATCTTTCTCCTTTGGTTCCGTTGAAACCGGATCACTATTTAAAATAATACTTTTTGGATTAGCAGGTTTTGATACCAAGCCTTTACCTGAAAAAGATAAATTTCTTAAAACTCTGCCAACTTGATATCCTTCATATTCGCCACTACCACCATAAGATCTAAGGTGTTTTGTTAAGAAGGCCGAAGCCTCTTGTCTTTTTATAATTTTTGTTTCGCCCATAGAATTTCTTAGGGCATAATCGAATTCAGGAAACAGACATTCCATAGAGACAAACCATTTAGAGCCTTCTTGAATCTCTTCTATGATTTTTTGAATTCTTACTTTTTGTTCTAGGTCAGACCAGCTTTTGTAGATAACCGAACTTGTGACTATATTGAATTCTTCTGGGGCAGTTTCTATGTCATCGGGAATCATATCCCCATTAAAATTTACCGCATAGCATCCTGTTATATGACCAATGATATCTTTTTCATTGTGCATAAAATTAAACTGCTTGTCTTCGGGCGTTTTCCTGGCGGCCCAGGTGTCTGCTGGGCTAAAAACATCATCATTTTTATTCCATCCGGTGCTAACAAGTATAGAACTCAAATAAAAGAGATCTATCTGATCGGGGTTGCTTGTTGCTGCTTTGGAAGCCTGCAAGATAGAAGCTATAGATTTTTCGCTTAGATTAAATCTAGAAGTCTCAATTGCTGGAGACAAATACGCAACGGTATTCTGCTCGGTGAGAGCCTCTACCAATCCATCTTCTATTTCTTGCGCATATATTTTCATGTTTTTTCCTTTTAAAAGTATCTAAGAATTTAATACACAGATTAATTTTAAATTAGATCTTTTTAGCAAAAATTAGCATAACTTATTGCATATATATATCGAAGATCTTCTACTGTTGGTGTAGCGTGAGAAGAAGATGTAAATTCTTTTTTTGTTTTTTCTACTAAAGACATAAACTCTTTGGATGGCTTTTTATTTCTTTCAATGGCAGTTTTTATAGATTCAGCATTAACTTGTTCGAGTGGCTTTAAGCTGGTTAGTATAGACAGTTTTAAGTTTTCTAGATGAGCAAGCTCTTGCTTTGTTAAACTTCTTACATCTTTTTTATTGAAATGATTAAGACCAATTGTATTAACAAAAGAAGAAATAGACTTTTGAGCGCCAAGAGCCCACAGGGCCGCAGCTTCTCCACTCTTTGGCAGCACTCTTTTTGTTGCTCTCTTTGTTTTGTCTTGGGACAATAAAGGTCTTCCACCGGCAGGATTGGAGGTCTTTTTTGGTTTGCCAGCTTGAGGAGCCGCCGATCCAGATGGGCCTGGGGCAACCGCTGGAGGTGGAGAATAAACCATATTCTTTTTATTGTACGGAAGGCCAATGTCCTCGAAATAAGTTTCGGCATCCAAAACCCCATTGTTGACCGCAAGCTTGACGATATCAGACTTGTGGTTTGGATTGTGGTATGGACTAGCTTTTCTTGGCATTTCTGGATCTCTATTTCTAGCCTTTTCTTCTCTCTTGATTCTTACTTTTTCTATTTCAGATAGTTCGCCAAATCTTTCTAGAAGTGTTTCTTGGCTGATTATATCTCTGTCTGCTAGCTGAACCATTAGATTCTTCATAGCGGCTTCATCAGATAGAACTATTGTGTCATAATGAATTTTAGCGGGAGTTTTAAAGCCCATAGCTCTTTGGACTATTTCTATTTCTTCCATCCAGAATTGACTTAAAATAGTTCTTCCGTATTCAAGTCTTTCGATCAATGTTTTTAAGGATACATAATTATTGCTGTATCCACCGCTAGAGCCAGCTATACCAGTTAGAGTAGGTGGAATTCCAAGCCCTGCGTATATACTTGTTAATACGGGCTGATATTTTTCTGAACCTAAAAATCTATATATTTGAGAATTACTTTCTTGAAATTTAAGCTCTGGCCCCCAAACAAGATCCATCGTTCCGCCACCAACATTACTGGCGAGTATGTCTCTAAGTTTGTCTATAATAGCTTTTTTAGGAGCTATTTTATGTTCCAAGTCTCCGACAGTCCACAATCTTATGTTTGATATAGCCCCATCAAGAGCCGCCAAGTCAGCCAGCTTCATTTTTTCTAGCATCATGATATCGTCGAGAATGGCGTATATCATTGGATTGGCCCAAAGCAACCAATCGTCTTTTTTATAGCTGAAGACCTTAACAGAATTTGTGTCTAGAGGTATTTGTCTTTCGCCATTTTCAAGTTTTCTTCTTAGATCTTCTGATATTACAGTCTTGTTTGAATTATTCATCAAGCCTTGATATGTGCTGTTTGTAAGATTCATCACAAGTTGAAATTTCCCAACTGCGATTTGCTTATAGTCAACAGCAAGAGGGTTCAAAAATTCATACTGCCAAGGTATTTCTCGTTTTGATATTTTTACAAGCTCTGGATTTATATCCGCCGCCGCCGCTTTTTTAAGTTCGTTTTCTTTTGTTTTGTTTATCTTGGCGGTTTTTCTTCTTACTATAACATTGCCCGATCTGTATAGGTAGTTTAAAAATCTTTCGGATCTTTCCACGCCATTTATTTGATTGAACCAAGCTCTATAGAATTTTTCAATTGTTTTGTTTGGGTGAACCAGAGTGATTCCCTGAGAAGAAAAGTCGCCCATAAGATCAATAACATTTCTTATGATACCAACTCTATCGTAAGCGTCCATGCACATTTTTATGATACGCTTTTGTCTTTGCGGAACCTGTTCGGTAGGGCGAAAAGCGTTATAATCATACTTTGTAAAAGATGGGCGAACAGATCTTCCTGGCTGAACGTCTATGTATGTTCTGTCTCTGTAAGCTACAGATTTTTGCACTCCACCGTAAGCCTGAAGTAAATCTTTAGAGTTACTGTAAACATCTGCTCTTTCTTGGTCGCTACCCCACGTAGAATACAGCTCGTCTGACATTCGAATTGACCCGCCTATTGATTGAATTGATAATTAGATTGCATAAATACATACACAAACTTAATACATTTCTTCCATGTTTTCCGTCCACCAAGTAGGGCCAATGTAGTAGTCTCTAGAGATTTCATCGGAAGAACTGCTCTGGGCGAATCCACCAAGACACACATAGTCCTTTATTGGGTCTTCGATTCTTTTTTGGCGGGCAGACATATTGGCCATCAATAGAGCAGAATATCGGTCTTTTCTAAGTTTGGCTTTTCTACCTACAGATGTTTTGCTTTCTGGGGTATCCCACCTTTCTCTACCGGCCCCGGTTTGTGTCATAACGATCATAGACAATTCATTTTTTAACTCTTCAACTTCAAGTATGCAGTCTTCTAGAGTGTCGTATATCCTGTTCTCGGCTCGATCTTTTTCGGCGGATATGCCGAGGCTAACGGCATCATACATAGGAAATAATAATACTTTATCTTCCATATCTTTTCTCATTCCGTGATTTGCCTCGGCACACCAGTCGGCCTTGGCAAAATTGCACATTTTCAGTATATGTAATCCAGGATTATCGTCTGTGTCTTGTTCTTTGTCTGGATCTACAACCGGCCAAATTGGCAGTTCTCCGGGTCTTAGTCTGTCCCTGTCGTGCAAAGCTTCCATAACAGCGATACCGCCCCCTTGAGAGTCTAAAGCTATTTCTTTGCAAGGGAATTTGCCCATCAAACTTCTTATCTTTCTAGCGCAGTAAGAATAAAAATCATCCTCTTCGGCCAAGCCAGATTTAACAACTTCTTTGTGTTGTTGGCGGGTGGTAGTCCAACAATAAACAACTCTTCTGTGATCTGGATTTATTTCTAGTACAACAATACTAAAGTTATCAACTTCAGAAGCGGGGTCTATTCCAAACACATATTCTTTATTTGGATTTCCCTTTATACAAGGATCAAAGAATACTTCTCCGCTGGGAAGTTTTACTGGCTTTTTATCGGACGTAACGCAAGACTCTATAAGACTTCTTTTAAAGAACCCCTGGCTGTCGGACGTAAATACCGACCCGTATTCCATTTGAAAAATACCCGAATGCACTGTGGCTCTGGCTCTAGCGATCTGAGCATCATCCATAAATCCAACTGGCAGATATGTAACTGGTATTCGGAATATTGTATAGTCTTTCCACCTATTGGTATATTCTCCGAATATTTCCTTTAGCTTTTTTTCATCGCCGCAAGTTTCTATGATTTGCTTGTATCTTTTCCAGTAGTCGGCAAAATGATTGAAGTCATAATATGCTGTACCAGCCAATATAATCTGATTAGATTTATGGATTTCCAAATCTTCTTTTGAGTCTTCTACTTCTATGCCCATGGCTTTTGCAGCCTTTTTTGTGGCTTCTGCTTTTACTTTTTCAATAGGAGAAGAAGAAACCGAGGCAAAACCAGCAACAACATTTTCAAAAATATCTCTGGGTATAGAAGCGAACTCGTCGGCTATAATATCATTGGCACGCTGACCTCTTATCTTTTCACCGTTACCAAGAGGCAAACACGTTACAGTGCCGCCATTCAATCTAAATACACATCTGTCTATGTCTCTGCTTGGCCCACTGTTGTTGTCGCAAAGATCTCTCAATACGGGCGCGTTTTTCCATATTGTTTCCATGTACTCAAAAACAACCTTGGACTGTCTGAACGCAGCGCCAACCACGATGATTTTACGGCGAGGCATCAAAAGACACCTTAACATGCAATACACGGCCATCGTGAAAGATTTGCTCATACCCCGGCTTCCTATGAGCATTGGGAATTTTTTATCCCACAGTTCTTGAAGTAGAACAAGCTGAAAAGGGGCTATCTCTATATTTAGAATGTGTTTGCATGTAAATGAAAAATACTCTGGCTGCATTATCAACCATGTTAGTTTTTCGATTATTTTTTCATTTTCGTTTTCCCCTGAGAATACAATATCCATGGGGTTGAACAAATGATTTTCATCTACATCTATGTTTAGCCAAGCGTCATTCAGTTTTTTTTGTAATGTTTTCATGTAATCTCTTCATCAGGCTTGCGGCTACAGTGGCCGCGTGAGTGGCATTATCGCAAAACAATATTTTTATATTGTACTCAAGCTGATATTCTAATAAGCAACGAAGCATATATCTGCCGGTTATCATTGTGTTGGTTCTTTTAGACATAGGAATAGAAGAATTTTCTGGATATTCCAGCAAGTCTGTCATACTAAATTCACAAATTATAAACGGATATTTAAATTTGCTCATTCTTTGCATTTCTGCTTCGAACGGCTTCTTTTTTCTACCTAGATTTCCAGCGACTTCTGTGGGCGTTTTTTTACGCTCTATACAAATTAAGTTTTCAGACCCCTTTAAGGTATAATCACCAGTTCTGAGCGTACCAATTTCCATTCCAGCGCAACTGTCTCTGGGCGGAAAATCCCACCCCTGCTGTTCTCTGGTGTCTTTTATGATTGTGTATTTACCGGCCATGTAGTATCTCGTAAAATAAGCTAGCGTAAAATGTTTCTTTTCCACGAATAGAATAGTGGCAACCAGAACATAATGTTATGCAGTTGCCCACATCAAATCTAAGCGAAGATGCATCGGCCCACCTTTGAATATGATGAACCTCAAGTTTTCTTTTTTTCTTGTTGCACAAACGACACGTTCTTTTGTCTCGTTTTAATACTTCGGCCCGCAACTCTGGGTCATCTCTTCTTTGCTTGCTCAATGTCGCTGTCCACCATTTGTTTTACTAGTTCTTGGAAAGA